ATGCTCGGACGAGGGTATCTCTGGCTCAAATACTCCAGAGACAAGTACGGATGGGGAAAGGCTCGCAATACTTTCGATGCGCTTGGTCCTCTCGAATTCATTCCTGAACAACTCCCGTCTGATAACGACGTGCAGGGTTGTTATGCCGGAACCGTCATCCGCCCAATGCCTATCGCGGAAGCACACGCCCGGTTCCCCCGATTTCAAGACCAACTCAAGCCTATAAGCCGGTACGACTGGAAGCAGTACGGCACACTCTCAATGGCCCGGCGATTGGACTGGTACGACCGCTTCCGGTTCGGAGATCAGGACTCCAGTTGGGACAATCATTATTGTGATATTCGATATACCTGGGTCAGAGACCTCCGAATTAACCGGAGCGGCCGATCGATGCAGATGGGTGTAGAAGGCTCGTCCTGGGGATACAAAGTCCCTTCTGTGGGCGACCTGATTGTTACCCAGAATCCTTTTAATGGACTGCCGGAATCAAGAAGGGCAACACCGGCAGATTGCCGTGTGTACCCTCAATTGCGACTGATTATCACGAGCCCAAGTGTCAACGTCCCGATGTACGACGACACGGCTTTCGACTGGCACGGCGAGATTCCGGTTGTCCAGTACGACGCGAACGATTGGGCATGGAGCCCGATGGGGTTCTCGCTGATCCGCCTGGTGGCTGGGCTGGAGAAGTCGAAGCGTGGACTGCTCGATCAGATCCAAACGGTGACCGATATTACCCTCGACCCGCCTCTCGGCTACGACCTCCACAGCGGAGTGAGCCGGACTCAGCTTGAGAAACTGGACATGCTCCGCTCGCAGGGGTACCGAGTCGGAATCAACGGTAAGCCGAAGGATGGTCTGGTTTCGATTCTTCCGGAGAGTATCAAGGTTGAGAATGAGCACTTTAAGCAGTTAGAGATTCTGGATGCAGAGCGCAAAAAGAACTTAGGTTTGAACGATGTTACGAGCCTCCGCGAACTGAAAATGAACGTATCCGAGGAGTCTCTGGACAAGATTCTGGAGGGGCTTGGACCTATCGCTACGGGTATCTCCAACACTATCGGCGTGGCTCACTGGAAGATCGCTCAGATGTTGAAATACAACATCGCGCAGTACACTTCCGTTTCCGAGGTTATGGATATGGTTGGGCCTGCGGGAGTGGCGATTGAGACGTACGATAATGACCCGAATTCATTGGTTCCTTCGCATTTGCCTGGCGAGCTTCAGTCTGAGACGAGCAAGCACGAGAAGCGGGAACGGGCGAAGTGGTTTGTCGAGAAGCTGGGAGTAACTTCGGTCCCAAGTCAGTTACTTGCGATCACTCAGAAACTTGAGAAGATGATCTATCTTCTGTTTCTCCAGAAGGGCGCTAAGGTCTCTACTTACACCATCATGGACAAACTTGGCGTCAAGAATTACGGAGAGGTTTCTGGCGACACTGAGCATGATAAGTGGGAGACCGAGCAACTTCAGGATATTAAGTTTGGAGTGGATTCTAAGATCATGGCCGCGAAGATGTTGCAGGATGCCGGGGTTGAGCCTCAGCCTGATGGTGGTAAGGGTCAGGGGAAAGGCGGTGGGCGGCCCGCCTCGGGAAAAGCGCCGCCAAAACTTGAGCAGCGTGGTACGAAGACGGGTAATCCCCGCCTGATTATGAGTCAATCGGACTAAGGAGAACCATGCAGGAAGAAGAAATCCCCGTCACGAAAGAAGAGCAGTTTGTTACGTATCGACAGGTGGTAACGCCCGAGATGCGCGAGACAATCCCCGAAATTCTAACCAGCCTTCATTCGATTTTTGCCGCAGACCGGATGACGGGCAAGATCACAGTGAATTACATGCAGGGCGGTGTCCCAAACATTTTGACGGAGCAGATAGCACGCATCCGTCCTGGCAGTGAAGCGGATGAGTTGCTTGAGGAAGAATTCAAGTTGCCTGTAAAAAAGGCAGTTGACAAAGCGTAAGCAACCGGTTTTAATTCAATTGCATCACGAGATTCGATTGTCACTCCTTCGGGAGACTTGATAGCGACTCATAGGCGAAGCGGCCTATGGGTCGCTTTTCATTTGAAGTCAAATCAACCCAAGGAGAACAATCATGGCAAAGCGTAAGGGTGGATTCAAGGTCAAGGGCCGTCCCGAGAAGATGGAACATCACAAGAGCAAGGGCCACAAGTCTCGCAGCCGCAAGCGTCGGTAGTTAGCTGGCCTCCAGCCGAGGCCGTGGATTGAAAAGATGGCAACCGCAGGACTTCCCCAACCCGGAGCAGATGCAGGAGGAGCCGATCAGACTCCTTCTGCTCCTCCATCGTCCGATCAGGCAAATTCTCTTCAAACGACAATCGGAAAACTGATGCAGATCACGTTGCAACTCGCACAGCAAAATGCGGTAGTGCAACCGGAACTGCAAGCGGCGGCAGATGCGTTTCGCAAGGCATTCGCGAAGACGACTCAGGCTGCTCAACCCTCACCCCAACAGGCAGCGCCACCCCAGCAATAGGAGCCTTGTAAATGACTGTCGAAGAACTCGCCGCAGAACTTGGAATCGATCTGGCAACAGCCAAGCCAGAGGGGTTGACGAAAGTGAAGACGTACCTTTCGGATGCCGACAGCAAGTATCAGACCGCCACGCAAGCCCAGCAGCAAGCGGAAGCCGCTCTCAGGAGCGCCAAGGCAGAGCAGGACGCCATCAACAACGCTATTGCCGAGTTTGGAGCGACCGAGGCGCGTATCAACGCTCTCGAAGCCAACAATGCAGCTCAGGCAGCGGCCTTGAAGACTCTCAAGGATCAGGGATTGGCCGTGAACATTCCGGACCCGGTTCCCGGCAGGCAGGCTCGCCAGCCCGAAGCATTTGATCCTCAGAAATTCCAGCGTGAACAAGCCTCGATGTACTCAATGGGCCTGGATGTGAGCAACAAGTATCTTGCTCTCCACGGCAAGCCTCTCCCGGACAGCGTTCAATCCCTGGCTCAAGAGGCCGTCGCGCATGGGATGGCTCTACCGGCATGGGCCGCACAGAAGTACAATTTTGGTGAGGTTGAGCAGGCTCGGGCTCAGGAAGCGCAGGCCGCGCACGACGCGAAGATCAGGGCCGATGCGATCAAGGAATGGACGGAAGCGCATCCTGAGACTGGCAACAATCCCAATCTTTCTCGCGGCGTGGCTTCCGAGCACGCGGCAATTTTCAAGCCCAAGGATGCAAAAGGGCTGGGCGACTTCGGGCGCATGAATCCCATGCAGAAGATCGCGGCATCGGTTCAGAAATCAGTTGCGGCAATCAACGCAAATCGGTAGTGAAAGGGTAAAACATGGCACCGCTCGACCCACTTTATAACGCAAGGGATGCGGCAAGTAGAGAGCTGATTCAGTACGGTATTATCTACGACTGCTTCGCTACCAATTTTCCGCTTCTCGGTCTCCTTCGGCAGTCGGGTGTTGCCGAGATCCTGTTCCAAGGAACCGGAATCCTCCGTCCTTTCATCTACGACGTTGCCTATGGCGCTGCGACTCAGCCCGGTGACACCATCACTCCCCGGCGCAAGCAGATGGCGACAAATTCGAAGTTCGACATTCGTTTCTATCAGGCAAACTTGCCTGTAGAACAGACAGTGAACAAGTTGTTCAATGCTCCGGGCGATACGCAGATTTTCTCGCAGGAAGACTTGGACACATACTGTCTGACCATGAAGCTCGAAATGATGTTGGAGATGGACGCTTACCGTCATGGTCAGCCTGCGGCTGGCAATCCCGGTGGAACCTCTGGTGTTGCCGATGATCGGCATCTCTGCATCAACGGCTTGGACGAAGGCTTGAACAACGGCATCGATCCTTCCCCGTTCGGGAACGTGTACACGCTCTATGGCTCGATCACGCGCAACGGTGTGACCGGACAGGCGTACAACTCGACTCCGTACTACTGTGGAACGGCGGCGGGCGCGGCGAGTTCGATCACCTTCCCGATCCTTCAGAGGGCTCTGGCCCAGTTGAGCACCATCGGAGCGCGTGCGAAGGTTGGATTCACGTCTCCCTTTGGATGGGGCGCTCTGGCGGTTATGTTCCGGACTTCAAGCTGGGTGAATCAGGCTCAGGTTGTGGAGGGATACGACTTCGGATGGCGCTCGGTTGACTTCGGAGGCTTGAAGGTTCACGAAGACCCGCTCTGCCCGTCTTCGGTGACTTACAACTACTTGCCTGGCGGCAACCCTGCGGCCTACGGAACGGCATCGCTGGCGAAGTATCTGGATGGCGCCGGATCGAACACGAAGCTCTCTCCGTTCACCTCTCCGACATACACCTTGAATGGTGCGGCGGTGACGGCGGGAACGCTCTCTCCGACCGGTTCCCAGATTCCTTCGGCGACGGTCATCAATCCGGGTGAGGTTCTGTATATTATCTCTCCGGAGGCGATGGACATGCTTCCTGCGAAGCCGGGCTCGGGATGGAACATGGATACCCGGATCACTCAGATTCCGGACAACGTTTCTACCGACAACCGTTTCTTGAAGCAGGCGACGAACATTATCACGCCTCAACCGCCTCATGGCATGGAAATCTTCGGATTCAAGGGCGTGGGCAGCTAAATCTTTGGTGGACTGAGGACTCGACATGGCAAACACTCGTTATAACGTTTCGTACCAAGGTCTCTTGTCGGTTTACACTTCTTCGACAGGCTTGACCGACGTTCGCACTGGACTCGCTGAGCTTGGCGGCGGGATGCAGGTTGGCGACTATGTGGACTTCACCGAAGACGAAGCGCAGTCTCTTTCCACCAATCTTCATGCCGGCCGGTATCGGTTTGTGAAGTTGCTTGCGGCTGCGACGGCGGCGAACATTGTTCAGGGCGCTCCGGTCGGCATTGCTCCCGGTGGCTCGGTTGGAAGCATTGCCATCGTCACGGCTGGCTCTGGACAGACTGCCGGAACCTATACGGTGACTGCGACGGGCGGAACCTTCACGGTCGCGGCTACGGCTCAGTTTGTTGTGGGCTCGGCTGGCACGGTGATTTCGGCGACCGTCCTGAATGGCGGGGCTTACACGACCACCACGGCTCCGACGTTTACGCTGGTTACGGGCGGCACTGTTGGCACGGTGGCTGC